CCGAATTTACATCCAGGGATACTAGTCAACTTTTTATACAACATGGTCCATTCTACCCCATGAGGATTGATACCAATCGCAACATCAGAAGTACTCCTATTTGCTTTCATATAAGTAACAATGTCGCCCATGATCATAACTGTAAAAATAAGATGTGCTAACGATCCAACACAAAAAACTCTTGTTTTCCCAGCTCTTACTCGATCCAAATCTCTCAACTCATCTTTCAAACAAGCAGAGACTACATTCTTAGGTATATCCCCCGCTTTGGCAGCTTTAATCAATTTCTCGACTGCTTCCATCAAGACTGGGTTGATCCATTTAGTGTCTTTGTTCCATAATTCGGTTCTGGACTTATAACCCAAAACCTGCATATCATAACCCACTGATGTGGACGAATCCAAGCCATCGAAAAATCCTTGTACTCCAAAGATAGCCTCTTCGATTGTAAACATCCTAAATTGTCTTTTCTTAACCGGAAAAAACCCAAAGTAAAGAACCTCTGGAAATTTTTCTCCCAACTCCAGGATCCAATTTGGAAACGATCTAATCGGCGGCGACACCATCTTAGCCATTCCCATCTTGAGGGGCTGCAATTCCTTTCCTTTATAAGTACAAACTCTCAGAATTGCAGGTGCTGAAGTTACCTCTTTGTACGGTACTCCATCACGAGCTCCTAGTCCAAAGGGAGTTTCAACGTAAACTGTCTTATCAGGTATATGTACAACCTTCTTTGCAGCTCCCATCGAAGTCATTCTTCCTTCGTAATTACGATGTTCTGGTGGCAACAAATTATCCACACAATCTGGTATATAAGCTGATTGAGACTGTCCCACATCCTCCTTATAACACGGAGTAAAATATGAGTCTTCTCCTATCCTTCCTATATGTAGTCCCAGAATTTTAATTTCGCCAGATGAATTCTCTCTGGAAATGTAAGGTAACATACAATCCCCAGATTCACCAAATGCTCCCGCTAGAGAGTAAACTCCATACACTTTGGTCATATGCTTGGAATCTCCTAGATTCAGAGAAAATGTTCTAGACTCATGTTTTAGTACTCTCGCTCCTGGTTGAATATAAATACTACTCGCTTCCTTGGCAAAGAATTTGTGCAGTCTAAACACGTCATAACTCTCGTTGTCAGCCCGATCATCCAAATCATCTTTATGTAACATGTACTTAGACAAACTTTTTAATGGACTAAATTCTTGCGGGAAGATAACTTCATAAGTATCTCTTCCTGGGCACGAAACCAACTTGACTCGGTCAAATGAGAATCTATGTTGGGG